ATGGCTACCAAGACAGTTGAGAAGACCGAGACGGCTCCGACCACGACGGTCGAGAAGAAGAAGGGCTGGCGCATCAAGGCTTACTGGGTTGATCCCAAGGCTTACGCGGCTGCTAAGGCAGAGATCGATAAGTCGCCAAACCAGGTTCGTATCATGATGGCGCATTTCGCAGACAAATTCAGCAAGGAGGCTGATGCCGCGCAAGGCAAGATCATGTGTCAGTCGGCAATCGACAACGGCGGACTCAAGACGGTCATCGATCCCGCTGTGTTGTTCGCGTACTACCGTCGCAAGATGGAGACGCTCGGTCTGAAACTCCGCGGTTAAATTCAGTTGCCGCGGTAAACTGGAGCGGGGAAACCCGCTCCCTTTTTTCAACAAGTGAGGTTATCATGAAATGGTTACTGTGCGCGTTACTGATCTCGGTCCCCGCCCATGCTGGAGGTTCAATGGCTCACGATGTGAAAGTCATTGTGGTTCATCCTTCTGCGGTTTCCAAATCTATCAGCCGTCAACGGCAGATGGAAAAGAGCAGGGTGGCCGATCGCAAAGCGGCTATCAAGGAAGGCAAGGCAGCCGCGAAAGCGGATATGAAGGCGCGGCAAGCTGCCGACAAAGCCTATGCGAAGAAACTGGCGAAACAGAGGAAAGATCAGAAATAACCTCGGATTTCCAACCGTTTTTCCGTGGTTTTTTTCCCGTTTTTCTTTCTTTTCTTCGGAGGTTTCTATGAATATTCACGGCGGGTTACTGGAGGCTTACCTCGGTTATTACGAGGAAGAATGGCAAAATGAATTCGCGGATAGTCCAGCCGGTGCAGGAGATTTTTCTGTGACATTCAAAGAATGGTTGAACCGGCGTGCCACCACACAGATCACTGAAGATAGTCCAAAACAAAGGCTGGATATCTACCTTGAATGGAATGGTATCCTTGGTTACACTGAAACCATATGGGACATATCGCAAGGACAGTTCACTGTCTAACTCAGAAGGCTGGTTCGCCAGCCTTTCTTTTATTCAAGACAGCCGACGTGGGTTGACTTTCGCGGAACAGCCCGCCAGCCCGTTTTTCTACGCCAATGAGGAAATTTGCAGGCCATTAAAGGTTTACCTATATACTTTTTGGTAACGTTAACAATTAACGTTAATAGAATAAATTTTCTTAAAAGTTTAACTATTCCAGATTGAATAAAACTTTAACTATTCCACATTGTATAAAGCTTTAACATTAACGCTTTATTAACCATATCTAAAATCTTCCCACTACCGCCGTTCCCATCCCACTGGATTAAGAAAATTCTAACACGAAAAGATTAGAGAAACGTTAACAAAATCAGTAAAGAATTATTTTCAAAAAAAGTGAGATGGTTAAACTTTTACTGGAAAAATTAACGTTTCTCTAACACTTCTATCTTATAATCATATTATCAAATCAATCATGGTTTGATTTCAACATGGAGAAATTAAATGTCTAAGAAAATTGTAACTGATACAGTTGTAACCACTGTTGAAAAGAAAGGTTACAGAATTAAGAAATATTATCTAAACTTGTCTGTATACAAAAAATCTGATATATCAAAATGTCCAAATCAAGTAAAGATAATTTTACTTGAAATGTCAGAAAGATTTAATAAAAAGGAAACTGCCTCACAAGGTAAAATTGTAATCAATTCCGCGATTGAGAACAGTTCACTTAAAACTGTAATTGATCCAGCTGTACTATTTGCATATTATAGAAAATATATGGAAAATTTTGGACTAACTTTAGTCTAAAATAATTAAAATTGGAGGGATTTATTTCCCTCCATTTTTTTACACGTTTGATTAAAACTTGACTAAAAGTTTAACAGTCCCAGAATATACAATTTGATTAAAAGTTTAACTAAACCAGAAAAAATTATCCAGACAGATTGATTAAACCTGTCTGGATATTTAATTCAATCTTTAAGAAAATTCAATTCTAACATGATGATCAATTCAGTCAATCTGTCATCATCCAGATATTCATTCATTAAAGATTTAAATTCATTGTCATCAATCTTTTCAGATAAATCTCTGACAAGATTGATTAAAGAGATAACATATAAAATTTTATGATCTTTTGTCATGATTGATCTCCATTTGGTTACAATTTTAATCTATCATAGAAAGATTAAATTTGCGTAGACTCACATGTTCTATATTGATTAAATTTTTATGTAAACCACACAGTAGCACTCTGCTAACTATGCTGTACTCTTTCATTCTCACTAACACTTTATTAATACGTGGCATGTTATAATCTTAATATCAACATAGGAGATTATCATGTCCATCATTCAATATCTGATCAATATGATTAAACCTGTTCCTACAATCAACAAGGACAGATTGAACAAGATCATTAACCGACCGGTAACGGTGGAAGATCGGTTGGCAGATCGTTGGTGTAATCACAGTGAACCACATGAAGATTGATTAAACCTGTATTCAATCTTTACTGAGTGAAGTGACCAGGCACTGACCATGAAGGTCCTGGTGCCTGGGCACGAACTCGTTAACAAATCGTTAACAAATTAGGAATTATTGTAACTGAATTTTGTTTGCCCGCCGCGGAGCTCCATGAATTCCTTTGCATTTTCGAAGTGTGCTTGCAAGTAATAACTGCGCCCAGGTCCCTCGACCATAATACGCGAACCATCACACACAAATCAAGACCCCAGACCCAAGGTAAAATAATCACCAAAAGAACTGTTTACTTCAATAACCAAGTGTGATATACCTGGATCATAGGATCAATTTACGATCTTCCAAGCCTAAATCCAGAGGGACCAGCACCATGACACTCGTTCGGTAAGTCAGTGGCCTCGATCCTGACTCCATACAGGTCGTCAGACGGCAACAATCCGTATACGGAAGAACAGCTGAAGCGACTTTGGAAGGACCTTGAGCCAAAGGCCAGGGAGCCAGGGAAGTATACTCCACAAGAGAAGCTGTATCTTCAGCGTGAATTCCTCAGTTACATCCAGGCGGGCTACACACCCACAAGGGCGTGCACGAGGATCAAAGACCGCGCCGCTGCAAATCCTTCAATCATGCCTTACGCCGACTATGGAACGTTTATGGCATGGAAATCATTTGACAAGGACTTTGCTGAGGCCTACGAAGTTGCCTATGCAATGGGCACCGACAACCTTGAAGATAAGGGTGTCGAGATGGCCTACAGTGGCAATGCATCAATGCTCCAGTTCTTGTTAAAAGCCCGTTCGCCACGTTATGGCAACAAGGACTCGTCTGGTGGACCTGGAGGCAGTCTCCAAATCGAAACGGTAACACGTATTGAGATAGTGGCCGCGACTGCAAAGCCATTGGAGATTGAGCATGATGAGCATGAGGGAAGGGCGTCGGGGCCGGTAGGAGAGATTGAAGACGCGGAGGTCATTGAAGATGGCAACCGCTAAGATTGTATTGCCTGAGAAATTGGTTCCGATTTTTACACCTCCACGTGGAGAAGTTCAGTACCGCGGTGCACACGGCGGACGAGGCAGTGGCAAGTCCTTCAACTTCGCAAAAATGGCCGCGATATGGGGATACACGGAACCACTACGCATTCTCGCTACTCGCGAGTATCAAGGCTCAATCAAGGAGTCCTTCTACGCAGAGTTGAAATCTGCGATTATGTCGGAGACCTGGCTTTCGAATGCATATATTATCGGGTCCGATTTCATAAAGGGAAAAAATGGAACAGAGTTCCTGTTCATGGGCCTTCGCCGGTCCATCAACTCGATAAGGTCCCTGGCTCAAATCGATCTCACCATCGTTGAAGAAGCTGAAGACGTTCCCGACAATTCCTGGTTGATGTTGGAAGCAACAGTTTTCCGGCGCCCTAAGAGCGAGTTGTGGCCAATCTGGAACCCACGCATCCGGCGCTCGCCTGTTGATATGCGCTTCCGTGTTCATCCTCCAAAGAACGGTATCTTCGCTGAGATGAACTACATGGACAACCCGTTCTTCCCGCCAGGTCTGGAGATACTCCGGGCTCGTGAGGAGGAGCGGCTTGATCCCGATACATACTCCCATGTGTGGGAGGGTGCATACCTCGAGAACTCAAATGCACAGGTCATGCACGGCAAGTGGCGTGTCATGGACTTCGAACCAGGAGCGGACTGGGATGGTCCTTATCAAGGCGGAGACTTTGGCTTTTCTCAAGACCCTCTGGCCGCTGTTCGTTGCTGGATACACGACGAAATCCTATTCGTGGAGTACGAAGCGGGACAAGTCGAACTCGAGCTTGACGACTCTCCTACGTTCCTGAGCTACCACATACCAGGCTGGGAACGTTACGTCAGTCGCTGGGACAACGCACGTCCAGAGTCGATTTCGCTATTTACACGTATTGGAATGCCCTATGCAGAAGCGGCGGACAAATGGCCTGGATCGGTGGAAGATGGAATTCAGTTCCTCCGCTCATTCAAGTGGATCGTCATTCATCCCCGGTGCAAGGAGACTATCAGAGAAGCGAAGCTTTATTCCTACAAGGTCGATCGTTACACTGCTGATATTCTTCCTGATGTTGTTGATGCTCACAACCACTATTGGGATGCAATTCGCTACGCTCTTGCTCCGATTATCAGAAATCCAGTAACGGTCCAGATGTTTGTATCGAGCAAGTATCGTCAACGGTTCCTGGAGCTTAGAGCACAATGAACGCTATAGCTCCAGTTGACATGAAGACCAAGCTCTACAATGCTCTTACCCGGCAGGTACAGTCGTATTTCCCTGGCTACTTCCCAGGTATCAAGCACAATCACTACAAAGACTTTGGTTTTCCTGACAACATCGATTTCAACCTTCTTTACGAGATGTATTCTCGCAACAGTTTGGCGAAAGCTGCTGTAGACAAGACCGTTCGTAAGTCGTGGCAGGACCCACCTTGGTTGCTGGAGAAACCTCGTGACGGATCGGAAGGTACTACTAAGAAGGAAACTCGCCTTGAGAAGGCCATCAGGCAGCACTTCTCGAAAATTCGCTTCTGGACGAAAGTCATGGAAGCAGATCGTCGGGGGCTGGTTGGTCGTTTCTCTGCGGTTATCCTGCGCGTCGCTGACAACAAACCAACAAATGAGCCTCTTGATGCTGTACAGGGAGGTCTTGATGCGTTAGTTGACATCATACCTGCGTGGGAAGGCCAGCTCAGAATTACAAAGTGGGATACCGATCCCATGTCCCTGACTTATGGCGACCCACTCATGTTTGAATATGACGAAGGAACGCTTGGTCCGGTTGGTTCACATTCCGCCCAGCAAGGTCGTGCCCGCAAGCTGACAATACACCCATCACGTATTGTTATCTGGTCGTTCGATGGTTCGATGGACAACGACTCCGCACTCAAAGCAGGGTTCAACGACCTTCTGACAATCGAGAAGATCGTCGGCGCCGGCGGTGAGGGTTTCTGGAAGAATGCAAAGCAGGCTCCCATCCTTGAAATGGACAAGGAAGCCGACTTCACAAAGATGGCTCGTGCCATGGGCGTCAAGGCTGAAGACCTCGTCGACATCATGAATGAACAAGCTGCAAACTGGCAGAAAGGCTTCGATGAATTATTGATGCTTCAGGGCATGACTGCGAAGCTCCCGAAGATTGAGCTTCCCGACCCTGAATACTTCTTCATGAATGCGCTGCAGTCATTTTGTGCTTCATTCGACATTCCTTTGAAGGTGCTTGTCGGTACCCAGACTGGTGAGCGTGCGTCGACTGAAGACGCTGCTCAGTGGGCACAGACTTGCAATTTCCGCCGCAAGAATACTATTATACCGAACATTCTTCAAATCGTCAATCGACTCGAGTCATGTGGCATTCTTCGTGAGAACCCAGAATGGTTTGTCGATTGGACCGATCTGACCGAAAGCACTATGCTCGAAAAGATTGAGCGTGCTGGCAAGATGGCCAAGGTCAACAAGGATGCAGCCGATATCGTTTTCACCCCGACGGAAATGCGTGCTACCGTTGGATATGAACCCGCAGCTGAAGCTGAGCTTGACAAGTTGAGGAAAGCCAAGCTTCCTGATCCCGCTGAGCCTAGCAAGCCTGGTGAAGAAGACGACCCAGAGGATGATCCAGATGCCCAAAAGCCTTAAAGCAACACGGGTCAACGTTACCCGAGTTCTCAACACCAAAGCCGCGAAGAAAGAGAAGCGGAATGGCCGCGACGTGATCGTTGTTCCGTCGGCAACAATGCCTGACAACATCATCATGAACCGCGTGAAGTACCCGGCCGACGAGATCAAGAAGTCTTACCTTTCTCTGAACCGCACGCCAGCGCCGTTCAACCACCCGACTGTGAACGGGAAGTTCGTTTCAGCACGTGACCCCGAAGGTATCAACGTCGGATGGATCGGTGCCTGGAACGAGAATGTCCGATATGAGAAGGGAAAAGTCTACCTGGACAAGGTTATTGATATTGAGCGGGCAAACCAGTCCGAAGATGGAAAGCGAGTTCTCGAGGCGATTGAAAAGGGCAAACCTGTCCACACGTCGACCGGCCTCCTCGCTCACATGGAAGAAGTCAAGGACAATGACGACTATGACGTTATTGCTCACGACATCGAATTCGACCACGATGCAATTCTGCTTGACTTCACCGGGGCGGCAACGCCTGAGGATGGAGTTGGACTTTTCGTCAATGCGAAAGGCGAGCAGGAGGAAGTCGAAGTAATTAACTCGATCTGGGATGATGCAGATCGAGAGATGGATTGGGCAGTAGAGAGTATCGCCCGAGCTCTGGAGAAGAAAGCGAAAATTCCGATCTATGAGCGAATTAAGGCCGCAATTACCGAAGCCTTCAACGGCGTAGGGGCGGAAACCACAGCAAACGAAGAGGAAGCAGAGATGTCGAAAGAACTCGACGAAGTCTCCGCTAAGGTTGATGCCCTTACGGAGACTATCGGAAAGATCGGTGAGACCATCGCGAATGGTGTCTCCACTGCTCTGACCGAAGCGATGAAGCCTTTCACGGACGCGCAGAACGCACTTCTCGCGAACGCGAAGGCTGCAGAAGAAGCTGAGAAAGGAACGCTGATCGACAAGATCGTGAAGGCGAACCTGCTGGATGAAGCAACGGCGAAGGAAACTCCGCTGGCGACTCTGAAGGTCCTGGCTTCCAACATCAAGGCGCCCGAAACTTCGGCACCCATCCGTCCTGGCCTGGTTCAGGTCAACAAGGATGTTGTGGCGAAGTTCAAGGCTCCTGCGGCGGAAAAGGAGGCTTCGTAACATGGCCCGCTACAACAAGATTTTCCTGGGGCCCGTCCAGAAGACGTTGCCCCAGGTCAGGGAGGCAATCGGCGACGTCGCGCTTACGCCAGGCACGCTGGTTGTTCTCTCGTCCGGCAAGTGGGTGCTCGCGGGTGCTGCAACTGTCGGTAAGGTGTGGATCGTCCAGGACAACTATCTTCAGCTGAAGAATGTTGACGTCGCCTGGGCTGACGAAGACAGTGTCATTGCCATGGAGCTCCTTCCGGAGTGCATCTATGCTGTTGGCATCGCGAACGGCGTCAACATCGCCGCCGTTGGCACCGCTCTCACTCCGGCCGCTAACGGTCTTGTCGGCATCGCGTCGACTTCCGACCTCGTTATCGGCTATAGCGAGGAAATCTACAACAACACGTCAGGCGCGGTAGCGTTGATCAAGTTCCGTCCGAGCTTGAGCTACCTGGCCGCGGCCACGTAAAGGGAGCGATCATGCGCTACTTTGACGAACAGCTGATCGGAAACTCCCGCCATCACGCCGAATGGTGGGGTCTCCAGTGTGCGAACCGTGAATGGTTCCACCACACTGAGGATACTCTTGCTGGTTTCCACAATGCGGCGGCTATCCTTCCACGTGATGCGTGGATGGAACTCGATGGCATCACGCGCCGTGTCATGCGTGATGACGAGGGCTCTGTCTTTATGAACGATCTGATGCCTCTGGCAAAGACCGTGAATATCGGCAAGCTCGTGAACCTCTACCGCGTGTCTTCGGATGCCGGCAGCGTTATCCGTTCTCTGTCTGGGCAGGTTCCTGTCACGATGGACAAGGTGGTCTACGACTATCGTGGAACTCCTGTGCCGATCTTTGCGACTGCCTACGGTCGTGAATGGCGCGAATGGAATACCCTGCAGTCCGAGAACTTCGACGCGCTTGCAGACGACCAGGAAGCCCATACGGCGAAAATCCGTCGTAACATGGCGCAGTACGTTCTCAATGGCGACTCGACTATCGTCGTCAGCGGTTACACTGCTCTGGGCATCCTGAACCACACCTACTCCAAGCCGGTGAACCTGGGCTCTGCTGTCGGCGGCGCCAACATCGACTTGACTGACGTTTCTACCACGGCCGATGACATTGCTGAATTCTTCGGGGTTTATCTCGGGGAAATCTTCGATGACAACAAGGTTCCTGGTCGCGTCAACCTGTATGTTTCGCCTGAAATCGGTCGGCGCCTCGACCTGCCCTACTCCGGCTCGGCCGGCTTCAAGGGTGGCAGCATGCGGGAATACCTCCTAACCACCCGTCGTATCGCCAAGATCGCGGTGACTTTCGAACTTACTGGCAACGCATTCTTCGCGTTCGTCCCGAGTTCGGAATACATCCGCCCTCTCATCGGCATGGCGGTTGGCACGACTCCGATGGCCCGCACAAACCCGACCGACAACTACCAGTTCCTCATCATGGGAGCTATGGGTCTGGAAATCAAGGCGGACTACAACGGTAACTCCGGGGTATTCTACTCCGTGGTCCAGAACTAACCGAGGTCCGCTGAGGCAGACTTAAGGTTGGTGAAGTGGAGGCCGCACTCCTGAGTGGCCTCCACTTTCAATCAGGAGAAACAAGGAAACAACAAATGCCTAAGTTTCGTGCACTACAGGACTACAGCAAGGACGTCAAGAAGGGTGACGTGGTCACATTCGAAGCACCACTCGTCGAAGGTATGAAGCGTTGGTTTGAACCGGTCGGCGCCAAGTCTGACGATGACGACAAGGAGCGTATTGGCAATCCCGATCGTGATGAGCTGAAGCTTCGTGCCACTGAACTTGGCATTCAGTTCGCCAACAACACTCCGACCCCGAAGCTGATGGAAATGATCAGCGAGAAGGAAGCCGAATTGAAGGAAGCTGCCGAACGCGAAGCAGCCGGCGGAGACGAGTAACATGGCTCGGGAGGTTGAACTCATTGTAGAAGATGGTACCATAGTAGCGAATGCCAACTCGTTCGTTACTGAGGCAAACATCGTTCTGCACGCCAAGATGCGTGGGATCACCCTCCCGTTCACTTCAGACCCGGAGAAGGATGCTGTCGCTATTCTCGGCATTCAAGCTGCCGACTATCTTCGTATCATGCCTTGGCGTGGTGAGGTTGTCGATACCGAACAGACGATGCCTTTCCCTCGCAAGAACATGTATACCAATCCGACATTCCCAGAAGACCAGGTTCCCGCAGCCGTCATTGAAGCGCAGTATCAACTCGCTCTGATTGCTTATGGTGGAACTATACTCATTCCTGTTTCTCTCGGAACTGGACTTCTCATTAAGGAGAAGATCGGACCGATCGAGAATGTATACTCCGAGAAAGTTGGCTTCAATGCAAATGGGCTTCCTATACTCCCAGGCGTAACAGCACTATTGTATCCATGGCTGCTCGGCGATTTCGACGGCTTCACACCTGTCGGTATCACTTCCGTCGGGAGTGGTTTCTATGGCAGTTGATTGGACCCGATCCCGTTCTCTCGTCAACAAGATGGTCAATCTGTATGGTCGGCCTGTCACGTTTGTTGATGACGCGGGTCCGGCAGACTCTACTGATCCATTAGGTCCCCCAGCCGCACGCACAGAACTTCTAAACATCATGGCAGTGTTCGTGCGACCATCGGGTTACATCAAACTTGGCGAGTCCGACCAGATGGACCCAGGAATGTGGCCTGAAGCCGATAAGATCATGCTCGTGTTGCCGAGTCTTACAGTTGACTACGGCGACTTTACACGAGTTATTGATACTGATGGCAAAGGCTACAAGATATACAAGACTGAGCTTCTGAAGCCTGGTCCAGTTCCGATCCTGATCTATGTGGGGTTGAAGCTGTGATCACCAACATGTCAGACGCAGACAAGGAAATGGCGGAATTGTTTCGCCAAGCTTGGGAAGTAACTGCTGGTTATACTTGCGACTGGCCCAACATGAAGGTGCCAGAACACGAGGAAGATGAAATATGGGCCCGATGGGCTCTTGATTATGTTGCTGGCAGACAGTCAAGTCTTGTCACACCGGACCGAACCCGAAAGTTTACCAAGACCGGATTGATATACATGACAGTATTCAGTCCACTTGGTGCAGGCCTTGCAAGTGCAAGAGACGCTTCCCAGGTTGCGCTATTCGCGTATGAGGGAAAACGAACACCAAGTGACGTTTGGTTTCGGAACGTGCGTATTGATAGTGAGGGCCACGGCCGAGGCAGTGGTATGAACAAGAGCTGGTGGACCACTGTCGTGGTGGCAGAGTTCATCTACGAGCACCTGAGGTAGGGAAAATGGCACTTCGAAATAAGATCGACAGTAATGAAACAGGGCTTGCCTACGCCAAGGAAGTCGTAGGTACTCCCGGCATTCTTCCAGGCTCACCCGAATGGATTGAACTGGAGCCCAACGAATACGACGACTTCGGCGGCAATCCGACGCTGCTCGCACGTCGTCCCATCAACGCTTCTCGCCAGCGCAAGAAAGGTTCCATTGTGGACCTCGAGGCATCGGCGGGTTTCAACCAGGACTTCACGAACGACAACTCGCAGGA